CCCCCTTGCCCTGCACCTTGATCTTGCCGTCGACTTCCGCCCACTTGATCATGGTCAACTCGCCAATCAGCTCGTCATCGACGTACGGAAACCCGTTTTTCTCCATGGCGAGGCTGATTTCCATGAAATCCATGAACCCCTCTCGCAGTTCCCAATAGATCTGATCCCGTAACCGGTGAAACCGCCGCTCATTGAGCGGTTTTTCACTCACGTCGATGCCCCGGCACCGTAACCGGTGCGTATTCACGAGCTGATCCTTCACACCGCGCCCGATCCCGATAATATCCACCCCGACGGCATGCTGGACCTCGCTCCCGACACTCGACAACTGATTCCCCAGCGTGTCCGCAATCGCATCCGCCAACTGCGTGGTGTCTTTCATCGTATATTCGGTCAATTCGACGAGCTTCGGCCCGCGCAACACGGCCAATTCGGACGGGTCTCCGCCCCTGGCCGGCCCGCCAATGTCCGCCGCAACCACCAGCGGGTCATGCGGCAGCGTTTCAATGAGCCTCGTCGTCGCTGCCATGGCCGATTCGAAGTGAATCAACGAGTCACCCGACTGATTCGGCGGCAATCCCTTCACGCGCACCCGGTAAAAGTCCGAGTCCTTCCCGAATTTCTTCGCCAAGCCCACTTGCAGCTCTTCGTTGAACCAGGCAAACCGCCCCGGGTTCTCCAACTTCTCTTTCGCGAGGTCTTCCCCGTCCCAATGGAGCGGGATCCACATATCCCGATTCTCCCGATGGGTCTCCATAGCGAACCCGTCGCGCCGGGTCGGGTTGAAAATCAGGATCACCATCGAGAGCGGGTCCGTCAATCCACCTTCAATCGGCTCAAACACGGCCGGCGGAATCCCCGACGCCTCATCGATAAGGTACTGCACTCCGATTGCGTGCACGCCGGCCAAGACCACCTTCTGCGCTTCCGGGTCCGCGTTCGGCTGCACGGTCCGCGGCTCAATCCTGGAGACATTGCCCCGGTCGGCATCTTCCCGCAGGAAGATCCGCTTCGCGTTTTTCTCGAAAATCTCACCCAGGAGGGGATTCCGCACCATCCACGCGCCGAATTCCGGCCACAGGGACGAATGCAGCTGGGGCCCGGCCGGCGCGGTACACACCGCTTTCGGCCTGACCTTCGCGAGCGCGAACTGATAATGCAGGCCACACAACGAAATCGTGGCGCCCTTGCCGACGCCTTGCCCCGCCATGATCGAAATGCCGATCTTCCGCGCGTAGGCCTGCTCTTCACTGCTCAGCGGGAGCCGTTTCCAGCGCTTGATCTTCGCGTTCAGCAGCTTCCCGTACTCAATCCAAAACCGCTCTTGCCCGGACCAGGGATCGAAGTCCTTCCCCCCAAATTTCCGCGCCCACGTAATCGGCTCTTCGATCCACCGAATCCGCTCCGCTTTCTGCTTCTCTTCTAGGGTCTTCACGCTCAATGCGCCAGTCTCCGGATTTCGTTCGCGAGGTCCTGGTTATACTTCAAGAGGCACCACCCATCCGCACGATTGTCAGGGCCTCACTCCACGCCATCCGCCTTCCCCTTCTTCTCATGAAACTGCGCCAGCCGCTCGAGCGCCAGCTTCAGCAGCGTCTCGCATCCCTCCCGGTCCGCAATCGGCCCATGGAGCTCCACGCGCCCATCCTTGAGCACGAACACCAGGAGCGCCATACCGACCTTGTCCGCCGGGACCGGAATCTCCACCTTGAAGTCGACCGCCTTGTTGAACTCCGGCGCCTTCACCAATTTGACCGCTCGTTTTTTCGTCGCCACTGGCATGGTTACCTCTTCTTGTAGGGCCGCGGCATACAGTGCGGCTTCTGATCACCCAAGTAACACGACTCGCACATCCAGCCACGGTTCGGCGTGTGGTACACTCGCCCGTCTGCCTCGATCATCAGAACCCCGCAATACTGGCAGATTGAGCCTTTCCGTAATTCATCCTCATCTACCTCAATCGGTCCGCGATGCCTCATTTCTTCTCTCGCTTCGGGCAGTGATAGACCGCATGGTTCACCGCGTCATCGTGCCGGTATGTCTGGCCACACTTCGGACACCGGTATAGCTTCATGCGGTCGCCTTCTTCTTGCGAGAGGCCCTGGCCTTCTTCCCTTCCTCCAAGCGCCTTCGTCGCCAGTACTCCAGCATGTATTCCCGATTCCGTCGCTGGTGCTCTTCGCGCGTGAGTGCCGATTTCCGTTCACGCTGATTCCGCTCGGGCAGTATCGGCCGCTCGATCTGGTTCCGCTGAATCGGCTCGCAGCGCCGCCAGCCACAATTCAGACAATGCGGGTCCTCGTAGAGATCCGCCACAAGGCCGGCGCAGCGGGGGCAGGATGGGTTGCTCATTCCGGGACCTCCTTCACGGTGAGCATCGGCAGATGTCCGACACGACGGACGCGCCGATGAAAATGTTGTACTGGGTGCGCGTCACAGTAACACCATGCCTTGATCAGATAGCCGTACCGAAAGGCCGCTTGCTGCGCATGAATCATGCGTTTCGTGAGCGCTTGGCCAAAGGGTTGATAGATGGGAGTCGTATAGAGGAATGATGAAGTCGGCATAGGTTACCTGGTCGATTTTTGTTGTACGTAGTTTTTAGTAGCACTCATTTTATTTCCGGGGAGACGTGCAAGGGACGTGTACACAACTTCACGCCCAGACTGACCCCCATACCCCCTCAAGTCTCCCGCCGGAATTGGCCGGCCGTCGCGGTCCGAGTCTCAATGTCGCGGTCCTGCCTTAGGTGCGCGACTACGCTTGTGCGTCGGGCTTGCTCGTCTCGCTAGATGTAGGGGCATGGTGCGCCGAGTCCAGCGCATCGCCCATCATGCGAGCGATCAGGCTATGATTCTGGGTACTCTTGCCCGTTTCAAGGCGCTCTTTGTCGTAAATTGTGCCGACCACAACGTTGACTGCCTGGAGAATGCTGGCCTTTTGATGGGGGGCGAGTGCGTCTAGTACGCCGTCCACTGCTAGCCCATCGAGTAGCTTCGATTGAACGCGCAAACCCTTCGCCTGTATCTCCGCGAAGATGTCGGCCCTGTTCGCCTTGTAGGTATCGAGGCTTTCCTTTGGCTGCAAATGGCCCTGAAAGAATCTGGCAATAGTAGAGGAATGCACACCTTGAGTCGCGGCAATATCGCGAATGGGAACGCCCTTCGCCCGCAGGGCCATCACCTTTGAAGGGTTAATCTTGCGAGATGATCGAGTACCATACCGGATAGGCTTAGAGGCAGTACCAGTACTAGCAGCCATAGTGAGGCTTACATACGCCCCTTCGGTCCGCTCTGTCAAGAGTCCACAGCTTCCGCCTTTATATAGGCCCCCTAATTCACTCTCTCTTCCTCCTAACTAGCCAGACGGGCAGTACCGACCGACAAGCACCAGTACTGGCGCATTTCTCCCCAAACCTCGAAAACCGGCAGTAGCGAAATGCGCCAGCATAAACCCGCGTAAAGACAGCGTTTCAGTGCCAGTACTCGTACCAGTAGTAGCGTTTCTCCCCACCCATCTCCGACCGTGGCCACTAATCCCCCACAAAACACGCCTGTTTCGCTGGTGCTAGCACTGGCACAAGGCTTGCGAATAGGAGAGGCATGAACGCAACCACTCACCAAGGAGCCGAGACCATGAGCATCTATGGAAGCGAGTTGAATCTGGAGCACTGGTACAGGGAGCACGAGGCCGAGCGCGCGCGGATTGATCGAGATTCTATCGCCATTATGAACGCCTACACCATGCCGAATCAGGTCGGCGTGATCGAGGTTAAGCTCCAAGCCGACTACGAAGAGGCCCTAGAGCGCTTTGCTAGCCTGCCCGATGCCATCGAGTATCGAGGCCGCCACTATGGAAAATCGAGCTGGAACAGCGACACCATGACCGCATGTTATCGCACCGATAAGCCACTCGCCAAAGTCTATTACGTGAACCAATAGAAGGAGCCGAGATCATGACCAGACACCAACGCGCCCAATTCATCACCGATCTGATGGACAGCATGAAAAGCAGCCTGTTGAACAAAGCCGAGCGGATGCCCGACGACTGGGACGGCTTCGAACTCCGGCAATACATTCAAGACTTCGTGACGGAGAACGCGATCTTTCGACCAATGGACCGGAAGCGCGCCAAGGCCTACAGGAACACGGTCCTAGTCAACAACCTCTAACCGCCCCCACGCATAAAGGAGCCGAGACCATGCGACAAGAATTCCAGGTGCGAATTACTCACGAGAATGGAGAGGAAGAAGTGAATTGCTTCAGCTCCTACCTTGAAGCAATGACCGTCTATAACGATCGATTGAGCCGAGCCGATCAAGCCTGTGAAATGGAATTGATCGAAGTCTTGGCCCAGCACACAGCGGGAGTCTAACCGCCCCCACACCGAAAGGAGCGACGAATCATGTGCAACACACGCGAAGAAAACGCCGCCGAGCTGGCCAGAGAAGCAGCGATGCCCGTTCTCCCTATCACGAGAGCCGAGCTGATCGACAAACTCGTGGAGTATCGGTCGGACGACTGGGACCGCCACGACATCGCCGATGTGCTGCGCTATGGCCGTATTGGATTCGAAGAATTGCCGAATGGCGCCTTGGAAGAAATCGCCCTGGACTACATGCTCTGCGACGAGAACATGAATGAAGTCCGCTACACCATCACGGACGCGGACACGTCGAAGCCGTCAGACGAGAACAATACCCAAATCGTGAAGGACATCGTTGAACTGTTAGACGGGACCGAATGGGGATCACAGACCCTTGACGATATCGCCAACCTCTTACGAGAGGGAGGCTATCAAATCCGAGACCCGTTCTATTCAGCAGGCCCAGTGAGTGAGGAGGCTTAAATGTACGCCGCACAACTCACACTCCCAGATATCGAAGAGAGCGACGAGCCTAAGACGACCTACGCTTGGAGCCCGCGCCATCGGCGAGAGCTGCGCGTGACGCTCTCGAACACGACCCGCTGTGATAGCCGATGCACGCACGCCGTCGGCCTGGTCTGTAACTGTTCCTGCGGCGGCAAAAACCACGGAAGCATGATTCTCTAACCCATTCACCACACGAAGGAGACGACACCATGAGCAACCCAATGACCGCCACCGAATGCTTCGCCATCCCAGGACACACCATGATCGACACGATCGACAGTGAGACCGGCCTAACGCACATCAACCGGAAGACCCTGGAGCAGGTCCGCGCCGAGCAGCACACGTGGGCCGACTACTCGAAAGCCGAGCGCATGACCATTGACGCCTTCTGCCAGAGCAAGGCCGCCGCCCAAGATACGCCCATCACTTGGGAGCCGACGACGGAAGAGACATACAACAGGATGCTGGAATGTCTACCCCCAGCCTCTTGGACTGGTAAGGGGTTTCTTGTTGGAGAACCGGACGACCATCATGCCATCACCGGACAGCCACGCTTTCAGGCCTTCCTGAAGCGAGGGAATGACTACCTAAAATCGAATCGCCCCATCACGAAAGCCGAATTCCGCGCCCTGTAATCAATCACACACGAACTACGAAGGAGACGACACCATGCCCGCAACCATGAAGCAGCCGACCCTTGCAGAATTCAAACAATGGAGCCGCGACAACTACCGACTGGCTCATGCCGTCTGTTTAGCGCAGGCCTTCGCCGAGTGTGAGCGCAAACGGGTAGACGCGTACATTCAACCCATCTTCGAGAAGTACGGCTTTCGTGCCGACCTCACGTTAGACCGCGAGACTGAATGGCACAACAAGCCCTTGACCACCCCACGAGACCTGTACCTCACCGAAGACCCGCGCTTGCCGGAGTACTATGCCGAAT